TGAAAATCCTCTACTACTTTTCTAGCTTCTATTTTGTATTTTGTTCCTATATAATAACTTGGTATATTTTTATTCATTTTTATTTCTTTTTAATTTATAATATATAAAACTAGCAAAGGGTGTTCCTATTAGTAATGTTATTAAACTGGGATGCGGTTCACCACATAATCCGATAATATGTTTAGCGGCTTCTATCATTTATATTTTTTATATAGTTTTTTAATACCATCAAAACAAGTAGAGATACAACTGCCACAGTTTGTATGGGTGTTATAGTTAGTGCTATATATAGCGTTATATGTTTCTATCATTCTTGTTTTAGCTTGTTGGTTCTCTGCTCTTCCTGTTTTTAAATCTTTCCACATATCTAATATTTCATCTATTATTTCTTGTGGCAAATCTTTAGGGGTTTCAATTTCTGTTGTTTTTTGCCAATACTTCTTAGGACACTCCATAGGGGCAATCCTTGCCTTAACTTTCATAAAACATTTACATATGCCGCAATTTCCTAATAAACTTAGATAATGCGAACAACCCTTACATATAGCTATTCTATCTTTATATATCTTGTTTGGTACGAAAAACGTCATCTATATTATATATTTTAACCGTATTTTTCTTTTTTAATGGCTCTGGATATGGAAACCCAAACTGCATTACAAAACTATCTTTAGTCTTCGGATTGTACATCTTCATTTATTCTCTGTTTTAATAATGTTCTTACCTTATCTATTGTAGTAAACAAACTATTTCTGCTAATTTTAGTTTTTGCAGCTAAACTGTCAAGAGTGTTGCCATCATAATAATATAGCTTAAATAGTTCTCTATCATACCAATTTAACTTATCTAACTCATTATCAATGGTTTCTAGTTTTTCCCATTGTAATGTATCTAGTTTTTCTTCTGGATCAGTAAAGTTACAGAATCCATTGTAAATGCTTTTGCTAAAGTATTCAGCTTGTCTTTTTCCAATACTACTATCTGTTACATAAGGTGTGGCTAAATTTCTGTAATATTTATCATACTTATAATAAAAGCTGCTTCTTTTACTTGTTAAAAATCTTCTTAGTGCAACGGCTCCATACTTTGTAACCCCCTCTATTCCATCTTTGTCGTAAATGTTTTTTAATGTATCTGGGTTCATTTGTAAAAAATAAAGCATTAATTCCTGTACTGCGTTATTTATTTTGTTTCCATCTTGACAAACACCATAAGCTATTGTTCTAAATTTATCTGTTAGCTTTGATATTTTAATATATATATCAGTCATTGTCTGGGGTTAATAAGTCTATTCTATCTACTGTTTCTTGTAGCATTTGATCTAATACTACCTTATACGCCCTAACTACTGCTGCATTCCTTTTAGTCTCTATTCCTGCAAAAAAACCATTAGTAGCGACTGATAAGTTTATAGGGATAATCATAATCCAATCATAAAAATTATTCTCTTTAACTCCTTTACCGTATCCGTTGTGGTATTCTGTTATGATATCTATAAGCTCTAAATAGTTTTCAAATCTATTTTTATTACTTACATCTTTTGTAAACTCTAAACACATATTAATATAACTGTCTAATATAGCTTTGTGTTCTTGACTAGCATAGATCGGAGTTATCATAGTTCAAAGTTATAATAATTGTCTAATCAATGCCCTTTTCTTTTTTCAACTTATTAACAATGTTTTTATAATAAGATATTTTTTCCTCATACTCTACTCTAGAAATCTTTAGTGTTTGTCTTGATTTTAATTGTAATTCTTCAGCAGTACCCCCTCCATACTTTGCATCTAAAGCTAAAGAAAATTTGTATTGCTCCCCTTGTTTAAACATATTACAACCTACACATTGTGGTTGGCAATTAACTTCATCAAACCTTGTAGAAAGATGCGACCTGCTTTGGAAGTGTCCGCATTGCATACCTTTTTTATAATCCTTAATGCATCCGCAGGTTATACATTGTACTGCGCCATATTCATTGGCATCTCTAAGCCTTATGTAAAGACTAAACCACTTATCTAATTCTTTTTTTAGTTTACTTATTGACTTCATAGCCTAACTTTGTACGCCATTCGTCTTGATATGTTCCTTTTCTTAGGTAATATTTTTTACCTCTAAACTGAGGTTCTTCTTCTTGTAGTTTTGCTCTAGCTCTTTTTATACTAGGAGCAGGTGTTAATTGACCTGCGGAGTATAATCTTAAAAAATCCCTTACGCTTGACTTTTTAATTGATAAGAATTTTCTTATCTCTTCTAGCCAAATGTTAGCACATAACTTATTATCATCATCTCGTAAATGCTCATATTTTTCTAGCCAATACTTTACCTTGTCTTTTGTTTTCATTTTATTAGTTTTAGTTATTATTATTTATCTTTCAAAACACACCTCCATTCCTGAAAAATATTGTATTTGTTCTAAGGTGTGTATCTTTACTACATCCAAAGTATCACAAGAGGTTGTTACAGTTAATACCGAAGTAATCTCAGGGTAATCATTCATATAATACTTACAAGCTATTATAGTTCCACAAGTATCTAAACAAGTCTCTATTGGTATTATGTTATTATCAATAGGCTCTAAATCTCCCTTCTCACAACTATAAACTGATATTGCCATTGTTATTGCAATTATGTAATTTAATATTATCATTTTAATAATTTTGGTTCAGGTCTAAAGTGAGGTACTTGTTTTGGGTCTTCTCCTCTATCTACTTTTGCTCTAGCATCCCATATTAAATCTTTGTGTTTTCTTAACCATTTCATATAAACAGGAACAGTTAAATGTATAAACTCCGAACTTATCGGACTTCTAACCCCTATGTTAAAAGCATTTACCGCATCTTCAAAATAAAAGTTCTTATAAGTCTTAGCCAGATCACCTGCTAAACTTTGTGCCATTACTGTTATTGTATCTTCCTCAACATTGTTTTGACCTAATTCTATATATGTTCTACTTATTAAGTCTACTGATCCCATTAATAAGTCCTCCTTTGTCATTGTTTTTATCTGTTTCATTTTTTAAATTGTTGTCTTAATTTTTCTTTAACATTAATATTTTTTTGTAAATGAGAATGTATTTTACTCATTCCTGTACTGCTTGTTTTTACATCATTTTTTTCCCAGGTTATAACAGCTTGTTTCCAATTTTTCATTTTATTACTTCCAACCATCCAACCTTTAGATTCATAAAAAGCAATAAATGCTTCTGCATCTATATTATTTTTTCTTTCCAAACAATAATTATTAACTTCATTAAAACTTGGTTTTTTAAAACGCTTCCCTTTATTACTATACGTAGTATTAGTATTAGTTATATTTATATTAGTATTATCTGTTAACTTTTGTTTACGGGGGTTGTTAACCAAAGTTATCACCCTTGTTAATATTTCTTTACTACCCTGTTTATATATGTTAACACGCTTGATGTAATTATTATCCTCTAAAGTCTTTAACCATTTTTGTATAGACACTCTACTAACCTCATATAGTTTACAAAAATATTCTGTGGATGCCGTACACTTACCATTTAAATTACATAAGGCAGTTATCTCTGCGTAAAGAAGTTTAGCGTTAGGCGTTAGCTTTTTGCTGTATCTTACATCCGCAGGGATAACCGCATAGTAGTTTGGCTTTGTCATTAAATTATTTTAATAGTGAAGTGATAATTTTTGAGGGCTATGTTAATAATTTCTAATTGATTTGAAAAATCAAAATAGGAAGTCTTAATAATACACTTCACCTCTCCACTCTTTACTTCTAATAAAACATCTGGGTTAAGAGTTTCTTTTACCCCGTATTTAAGCAAAAAAGACTTCATATAGTCTTTATCAATAAACATATCTTTTGATCCATCAATGTCTTTATAAGCCTTAAAAATTTTAGTAAATATATTTCTATAAACAATACAAGACTTATAATGTTTCTTATGGTTTTTTTCATAATGATAGGTAGCAGTTCTATCTCTTTTTAAAATCTTAGCAACCATATTTCTATCCATATCTTCTTCATTAATTGCAATATAAGATAAAGCAGCTCTAACGGATTGTATCTTTCTCTTTCTAGTTTTTGACAACAAAGATGTTTTAGACACATCACACACCCTAACCGCTAACTCACAAAGCGCCTTAAAGTTTATTTCTTCTGTCATAATTAAAATGGCATATCATTAAGAGTTCCGTCTTTATCAAAATACCCAATAGTATCTCTATCGTCCGTAGTAACAAAATCATCTTCAACTCTTTCTCCTGCATTAGTTTGATCTGAAAAGTGATAACCATCTAAACTAGTATAGTACTTACCTTTAAACTCTCTAGAATAAACATTACAGAGAACACTAACACTCATTCCAATATCTAACTTATTCATTTGTTTCATTTTTTCTTCTCCAAACACACTAATACAAACCTCGTTATTAAACTCTGCATCTGTTTCTAAGATAATAGATTGTTTTCTCCAATCATTACCCGCCTTACTTGTTCCTGTTTCAACATCTAGTTTTTTTATTAATTTACCTCTTATTTCCATTATTTCTTTGATTTTTTATTAGACTTTGTTTTAATTTCTTCTAAGTTTTTAGAAAGTATAATGTATTCATATCCATCAACTGCTTCTAATTTACATTTTTCTATTCCATTTTTAGACCACTTTTTAGATAGTTTTAACTTATCACTTAATCTGTCTGCGTGAATATCTAGGTCGTAACCTGTTAATTTTAAATCTTTTACCTTGTAATTTTTCATTTTTATTTATTTAATTATTAAAATAAGGAAGTGAAGGGGTAACTTTTACAAAGTATAACTGCTCAGTTAGTATTAAATGTAAGTTTAAACCCTTCACAACCTATGCTATTTATTATTATTTATTTTCCAATTTATATATTTAGTTAAAGTATCTCCATCAAAAATAATTTTATCTTTTTCGGGGGCATAAGGATATTCTTTACCATTACTATGTTTTTTGGTTTGTAAAATTTGCATAGGTAGTCTATATAAAAATCTACCTATCCCGTGTTTTACACAAGCTCTTTTAAAAGCATCTGATGACTTACCCTTTTCTTTTTCTACATTAGATTCTGTGCCTGTGTCTGACTTAAACACCCAACATTCTCCAACAAATATTCCTACTTCACAAAACAATTTACCGTCTGCTTCATAATATTTGTCTTGCCAATTCTCTACACCTACTACTTCATCTAGTATATCCATACAATCTCTTGCATCTATATAAGCTACACAAGTTGCTTTTCCATACTTTTTTGATTGAACCCTCCATTTGTAAGGCAGTTCTTTTTTTAAATCTTCTAAATTCATATTGTTGTTATTAATGCTTTGTTATTATTCTTTTCATAAACCTCCTTATACTCATTAAGTCTTTGCTTAATAGCTTTGTTAGTCTCTTCATTATAAAAATAAGAGCCTTTACTTTCTAATTTAAAATCAAACATTTCATCTAAATTCATACCGGTCATTGCAATATAATCTTTAAGAGTTTTATCTATTTGTGTTTTTGTTCCAAAGATTCTTATACTAGGTTCTACTTTTTTTATATCTGAAAACCAACCCTGCGGAGATAATTCACTTATTGTTTTATATATACCGTTGTTATAAAAATAACAGGTTACGCACATTAACTCCATCTTGTATTGTCTAAAAAGTTATAGTATTCTGTTTTAAGTTTTACAAATAAATCTATAACCTGTTGGTCTACTGATTTATCTAATATAAACTGTTTGTGTTCATCTTCAATACTTTTGACTAATATAAACAAGCCATCAGTAATTTTGTTTACCCATACGGGATTTTCTTTTACCACATCTAAAATAGAAACAATAGCTTCTTCTTTGTTAGTAGCTTCTTTCATTTTGTAATTTGAGTACATTGTTTTATATATTGATTATAACTTACACCATAAGGTGTTTCGGTCATTAAGACCTCATCAGAGTTATTATTATCTTTTCTCTAATTGTGTTCTGACTTTTTTTATTTCATTTTTCATATTAAGTAATTTATCTCCATCCCATAATATAGTTATATTATGTTTTATGTTTTGTAAATATTGAAAATTCAAACTTAATAATTGTTTGGTATTCATTTCTTTGTAATTTTTCATTTTATTTTTTTTAATAATTAATATGACACAAAGATATAAAAAAATAACATAACTAACAACATTATACACAAAGTTATTAACAATATAAATGTTAGTAAAGTGAAACACTAGATTTAAGGGGTTGTGTTATCTTTATGGTATGTAGGTATAAAAAAGTTCTGAAAATGCCTTAAATAGTAGAAGGGTTACTATAAAACAGTATATTAATGATAAGGCACAAAGCGTAAACATAAGAGCTTTTTTCATTAAAGGGGCATTAAAAGATTAATTGGTAATGTACCATTGTTAAGTATAACTGAGCAGCCAATAGCTTGTTTCTTATAATTTCTAGCATATGCAGCAGCATAAGTTGATGAATCTACACCACAACCAACCTGCATAGCAAAGATGCGGTATCTCTTTCCTACAAACCATTTGCAGTATGCTTCAGTATGAGTATGTCCGCAAACGCTAGACATTAGATTGTTTTTTGCTTTGGTTTGAGCCTGTCCACCCTCTCCGTGTTCATATAAAACATCATCATATACTACTGATTCAACCCAATTCCAATTAGGAGTTCCCAAAACTTCATTATAAGACCTTATCCAAGCTCCAGGAATGCCGCCTGTCATAGCCTTACGACTAGCCATTCTATCGTGATTCCCTATACATACATCAGCATTAGGAAACGCCTTATACCATTTGGCAATTTTTTTAATTGCTAATGATAATTCATTCCCTGCTGACATCCCATCAGGATCAGGTTCGTGGTATGAGAATCCGTGTGAATCCACGCAATCTCCTATAAATATTACTTGATTACAGTTGTATATTTCGTATTGTTCTATACAGAAGTCTAAGTAGCCATCTAGACAAAATGGTTCGTGCAAGTCGCCAACAACTAGGACATTCCTAGTGTCGGCTTCTCGCATTTTTTGAAGAGCCGCTATTTCGTGAGGTTTTAACCTAAAGCGGTTATTCATTACTTTTTAATTTTGTTAGGTATTAATTTGTTTACAACCCACATAATCTTATTTAAGATTGAGTTATCTTTCTCTGTTGGCGTTAACCTTACGATAATTTCTGCGATACCTAAAATTGCTACTAAAATTTGTGTCCATTCCATAGTTAATTATTTTTGATTATTAAATTAATGTTTTCGCCACCTAAATTTATTATTTCTTTCATTAATAAATCCATAGCTAGCGTTGAGTTACCAACAAAGTCCTGTTGGCGAGTTTGACCTACTAGGATGCAACCTCTAGTATGTTCAGGCTTATTGCCTCTGTGAAATAAGATATATGACCTATTAAAAACATCTTGTACCAATAAATGTAAATAGTCTCTGGATGCGCTTTCTCTAGCTAATCTTAATCTCACTTTGTATTGTCCTGCGGGAATACAAGATACACTTCTTTGATTCCCTTTATATGGCAGCTCTAAGGTATTACAAAACTCTTCTCCATTCACATACAGTTTACCAATAGTAGACTTATCAGTTTTGGTGTCTCTAATAATTAGAAGATTAACGCCCTTGTCCTCTGTATGGTTTGTTATAGGCATTTTGTCCTTTACTAGCGTTTTTGGAGTGTACTCCTCTTCTTTTCTTTCTAGTAGAAGTATGAGTGCTTGTAGTAGTTTTACGAGCCATTTATTTATTTTTTTCAAATTTAATGAATTTATATATTGTAAAAGATATCGCTAACACCAGAGAAACTAGTGTTAAGATTTCGTTGCAATCAGTTATACTAAAACCAATTGCGCTACCGTTAGCTATTCCTACCTGTATTGTGTCTCTTAGATCGTTCATCTTTATTTGGTTTTTGCCTATCCAAGTAGGATTTAAGCTTAGTTACGTTTTGTATTTTAGGTTTATAATGTCTTTTCATTAGCATCCTCCCCCCTCACTAGCGGTTAAAAAATCTCTTAAAGTTAATTTTGTTCCTTGTTGTCTTGGTCTTTCTAAATTCATTCCTGCGTAATAGTTTGCAATAGATGGGTTTACATCTGCACCTGAATTTGTATTGTACTCAGGAAAGCTAGTTGTATTGTTTCTAATGTAGTCTATTAATCTTTCTCTGTAATATTGCCCCGTGTTTAGTATCTCTTCTCTAAGGTGTTGTGCTTCTTCTGTGCTTAATGCCGTTCCTGTTTCAGAAGTCTTTGAGTAAATATTTCCGTTTTCTACTTTAAATCTTAAAAATGGTACTGCGTGGTAAAAACTATAAGACACTAAAACATCAGCAATATAATCATCTAATAAAGTTTTATACGCAGCATTACCAACATTACCAATAGTACCTGCCGTAATTAAATCTTTAATATGTTGTGTTAGTTCTGTGCCAAGTGCAGTCTCTATATAGAGTTTCTGGCTTTGGCGGATATATGGCAAAAGTAAAGCCGTGTCAACATTTAAGTTTATTGCGCTACTATCTTTTAGCTTTGCCTCCGATATAAATAATACATATTGTGCCATAATCTATTCTTTTGTGTTACTTGGTAAAAAACCATTATTTCTCATTCTCTTTGGAGGTCGTGCCACTAAGTTATCATTCTTTTCAGCAGTAAAGCCCTCACTCTTTGCCTTTGTGTACCCTATTAATTGACTGTCTTTAATTTTTGATTTTGCATTACGCAATGATGTTTTGTATATCTGTCTTAACCAGAAGTGTTCGCAATTTCCTCCTCCTTTATAAAGCCATATAGAGTAAGTTAAATCCCCATTTGCGCCCCATCCAATATTTCTTTTCTGATTTTCACTATAATAATAATCATTAACAACCATATTGCCCATTTGTAAAATATCTTCTTTACGGTATATTTTTTTAGCATCCATCATTTTAACACAAAAATCTCTATTTTGTCCTGTTTCATTAACTAAAAAATTATCTTTTGTGTAGACATATCTTACCTTATAATAATCACTATAAGACTTATTAACCCCATCTTGTGTACTTCTAGCGTTTGGTCTTGCAGTTCCTGTTGACGCTAATTCTAGTTTTTCATTAGCATATTCATTTAAAGTTTTTTCAAAGTCAAAGTCTTGGTGTTCACCATCAACAACCTCCTCCTCTACTAATTGCCAATCTTCTGGAATATCCTCCATAGAACTTAAAAAAGCTTCAAATTCTTGTTTGTGTGAAAGCTCTAAATCCTTTATAGTGTCGTGATTTTCGCAAGGCATATAATATGTATTGCCATCTTGCGTATGCTCGTGGTAACCCTTACAGCCTATTCTTTCTGCCTCTGCTTCTGCTTCTTCTATTGTTTCATATAAAGGTAACTCTTTACCATCAGTAATCATAGAACCAACTTTACTTAGACCTATCTTTTCATCAACTACCTCTTCATTGTTTTCTAATGCAGGTAAGCCTAAAGAATCTCTAATTTCATCCTGTGTCATTACCTCTCTAATTGTTTTGCTATCAAACTGTACTGTTATTGGTTTTAACTGTATAAATTCAACAGGTAAATCCATATCATTAACAGAAAAAATTGTTTGTAAAGTAGATAGTAGGTTTAGTTGGAAGGGTCTTACAACAGTATTTTGGAAAAAATTAGAAGCGTTTATAAGCTCATCTGTATTGCTTGAGAAGCCATTAGCACTATCAATACCCATAAGTGTCTTAGAAGTTACCCTATGAGCTGTGAGGATGTTTTGCACAAGTAATTCTTGTAGTGCTAAGTATTGCTTGTCTGCATCACTTACGCTTATTGGTGTTATTTCTGGAGTTCTAGTTTTATCATCTGAAAATGTTAAGACAAACTTTCCAGAGTTTTTAGCTCCTGTAAACTTATCTGTTAAGCTTTGTTCTATTTGGAATCTCTCTTCTTGCGTAGGAACCCCATTGGCAAAAGAAATAAAATAACTACCACTAAATCCATTTTCTATATTGTTTAAGTGAAACTCTGCAACCTTTTGATCTACTAAAGCCCAATTGCAACCTGCTAAATAATCTGGCGTATGGTATATATCCATATTAGGACTATAAGACCCCGTGTAAAGAAGCTGACTAGTAGCAGTTCTATCATTTGTATTAAAGGCTGCAATAGGATAAGGCTTGTGCGTTCTTACATTACCCCAATCTGCACTAATAAAATAAGTATCTACAACCCCCATTTCATTTGGTCTACCTGCTCTAACTCTCTCAACAGGCACGTGGTATATTTCAGCTATCTCTGTTCTATCTCTGTTCCATATAATATGAATAGCGTAAGCACCCTGAAGCTTAAAGTCAAAAGATAATTTTTTAATTACTTGGTGTAATGTTTCTTTACCGTTAGCGTGTCTAAAAAACTTCTTTAACTTTACATATCTATCTAAATTATTATCATCACTTTCTACTACTATATCTTCTCCTGCGATTTGCTCTGCCGTAGAGTTAACAACGGCAGCGTGGGTTGAAGAGTTATAGTAAAGATCAATAAGAAACTGCGGATAGAGGTTTCTCCAATCATCAGTACCATACTCTATATAGTCTTTACCCCTAACCTCTTGTACTATTGGCGCAGTTTGTGTTTCTAGAGATATGCTTAATATTTTATCATTCATATTTTTTTATTTTATAGACTTGATAGTCTTGTGTATATGTTATCAGTTAAAGACTGACTTTCTTGGGCGTATATTATAATCTCCTTTATAGAAGCATCAAGGGGGTTTAAGTCAACAGCTCTAACACCTATTGTGTCAATATCTGCAACCCCTGATAAAGTTTCTGTATCTGCCTGTGCAACACCGTTCCAATGCAAAGTTATTAAATTAGAAGCATCTCTAGTTAATATTAAAGTTGCCCAAGCACCTGTTAGCACTCCACTATCTAATTGTATGTCTACCGCAGTTGCGTTATCTATCTTAACTCTAATCTTATTAGTTGAAAATATTTTAATAAACTCTCCTGGCGTAGTATTATCTCCTAATATTATACCACCTACCGCCGAGATATAAATACGGATACCAATGGTAAAAGTTCCTGCTAAACTAATTTGATCAGTTGTTTGTAAGTTATTATCATCTGTTGGGTCAAATGTTAAAGAACCATCACTTGTTTCAAAAGTTGGTTGCTCTGATACGGTTGCTTGATTCATATGATGCGCGTTCTCTGACTGATTTCTCCAAGCAGCAACAGTAGAGGGGTTACTACCCACAAATGTCATTCCGGTTCCTTTACGATACCAAGCTTCTAACCTTATTTCATCAGTAGGCATCCAACGAGTAGGTTCGTTAGAGGGTAAACTTTGTCCTAGTCTAATTGCTAACATTACAAAACATCTTCATAGTAACAAATCCCCATACCACTTGTTAGGGTGATTGCCGTTACTTGTAAGAATAAAGTTGTTCCCGCAGGATATGTAGTGTGTAGGTTTGCAACTGCACTACCTGTACCTGTTTGGATGTTTGTTGCTGCTATTGAAGCAATAACACTCTCCACAGGAAAGTGAATTGCGTAATACTTTTTTCCTGTCATAGCAGTTGTTGCAATAACATCACATCTGTGCTTACCTAATTGTTCTGTTAATAATTGTTGTACATTTTCTATTGCCATAATTTTTTATTTATTGTCCGTAATATATATAATTTGTTTCACTTGGTTCTGGGTACTCTCTATATTGTACCTGAGCCGTACCGCTTTTATCTGTTACATTCATTAATCCTTTTGTTACAAGCCCCTGTACCACACCGTGAGTAGCACCTATTGGTAGAACATCATCTTCATTAACAGGTGCGTTACCTGAACTAATTGCTACTGCCCCTGTCCAACTTACCTCAAAAACTTCATATGTGTAAGACCCAGAAGGCTTAAAGTCTACATCACCTGTATATACATCAGGAGTGGCATTATAAGTAAAAACTAGTTTAGTATATCTATCATATACCAAATGTACATTAGAATAAGCATACTGAACTGCCTTACTTAATATATTTGTAAACTTTACTAAATACCTAATTTGACTTGAAGCAACAGAAGTATCTATTCTATTATCCTCTGTTTGCACATATGCAGTTAAGTCTGTTTCTGTTATGGCTTGTATCATATACTATTAAATAGAAAAATTTGTTTTTTATTTGCCTATATAAAAAAAGAGTGGCAATTAAGCCACCCTCTTTTAATATTGAAAAACTACCAAGTGTATTATGCTGAAACTACGAATGGTGTTCCTTTGTTAGTAAATCCTGTATTGTCAAAGATAGAAGTAGTCCAATCTTCTAAAAATGCCATTGGTCTGCTCTCTAACTCTGTGAAAGTTAAAGTGTAACCATTTCTATCTCCAAACGCTGCGCCTGAATCTGCTGAACCTGTATTTAGATCCATTCCATTTTCAAAGCCCATTGCTAAAATAGAATCGTGTCCTGATGCTAATTTTGCGTTAAGTTCTACTAATATTCTTACTTTTGTTTGTCCTAATAATTTAATTTGGTTTTGGTCTTCTTTTGTTAATTTGTTTAACATTATATTTACCGTAGGAGTATAAAAAATTGTACCATTTTCTGTTGAACCTGTAATAGTATCTGTAACACTTGCAACACCAAGAGGCATTACATACTTATAAATACTTTTACTATTCCAATCAATAGTGTCAATTTCTTGTGGGTTAGTTCCATCATAAGCCCAATCTGTATCTCCAAAATCTGAGTAAACTGAAAAATAAACATTTTTAACACCTCCTGCAATTCTATTACAGTCAAGTCCTCTACCTTTTGTTAATGCCGTACAAGCCATATTATTTTATGTTTTTAAGGTTAAAGGAGTGAGTGCCGAAGCACCCACTTCTATTAATTTGTTTTATTATGATTGTCTTACGATATCAGCTCCAACTCCTGTCTGAACTCCCGCAGAATATCTAGCTACTAATCTCATATTATCTGAACCATCAAGCTGAGACATATCCATTAGTGTTATTCTTGTAGCATCTGAAAGTAGATCAGTTCCAAAGAACATATTAGACTTTTCAGCCGCTACTAATTCGTTATCGTTCATTCCTGGGCATATAGCCAAACGATACCCTTCAAATACTGGCTCATAATCACCATTCATATTGTAAGCATTAACATACCCTAATGTAGATACTGCTGATACATAGAAAGCATAAGTTTTTGCATTCATATAAATATGTAAGTCCTCTTTTCTTAATATTGGAGAAACATTTGCAGCCATATCAGCCGTTAAAGTTTGTAGGTTAGCTATAATGTTAGCTGCTGTATATGCTGCTGAAGCTGAAGATTGGATAACAGTTCCATCAACACCAGGAAGTAGTAAACCTGTTACTGCTCCTAAGAATCCGTTGAATTTACCTGCTACCGCAGTTCCTCCCCATATGCTTTCTTCTGTTGCTTGTGCTATGATCTCTCCCATATAAGAGATAACATAGTCATCAAAAGATGCAGGTGGTGGTGCGCCTGCTCCTG